ATTGCAGAGGTTTGAACAACTGGGGAGCCAGTAGAAAAACTGTTAGCTCCAATAAAGTTCTCGTTTATGATAGGTTCACTGGCTTGCGTGAGAATTAAGCCACTGTCTTCCTGTAAAATCCTGCTGGTCATATTAAATAACCTTATTATGCAGGATCAGGGATACCGATAGTAAACGATCCTAATGAAAAGGTATTGCCAGAGGCAACTACTTGACTTGCCGTAAGAGAACCTGTGGCTAGAAGACGGGAGTTAACTGTGTCAACCACTGCATAATGAGTGGCTGTACCGTTACCTGTAACTGAGGCATCAGCTATGGAAGCTACAACTACCTCACGACCACCACCAGACCTGTCTGAGGGGGCAGCAATGGAAATGGAAGATGAGTTACCTAAAGTAGATGTGGAGGTAGCATCAGTATAGCTTGTAGCTTCCTGAGAGGTAATGTCCAAGCGGTTAGCTTCAGTGTCTAATACTGAAAGTCCATTGTCGAAGACTCTGTTGTTTAAAGTTGCCATTATGCTTCTTCCTCATCTGTAGTAGAACGACCAACTTCAGGGTCATACTCCAAGTCAGCTATGTCCATAAGGTCTTTAACAACCTCTGGGTGCGAGGACACATCAATGTTAGCGCCATTGAGGTTACGCAAGAACGCAGCAACTTCACGCAAGTCATGTGGAGCAACATCGCCAGCTTCGATAGTTGGCATCAGGTCATAATTCAGACCGTTCAACTGCCAAAGACGCTCGACCAACTGTTTGTTGAGAACATCAACGATTGCTTGGATGTAACTCTCAAGCGCACGGAGGAACAGGTCTGTCTTCGACTTGGAGAGAGCATATGAACCCCCAGAGGAACCAAGCAGAAGAAACTCAGAAAGTACAGAACGAGCAATGTCATGCTGGTAACGACTAACGATTGGATTGATGTCAATGTTGCGTTTACCATTGGATGCCATAAGCTCAATGTCAACTAATCTTGTGGAGGAAGGCGCTCCATCTTTATCGGGGTAGGTGTCGGATGGCAGTATAATGTAACCTTGCTCGTTGAATTTAACGTCTCGTAAGATTTGCTGCAAGTTGTTGACGAAGCCTGACTGCGCCACAGAAGCATCCCCAGAAAGATATTCAGCAGGAATACGGGCAACAGGAATACCAGCAAGCTCACGTTCCACTGCAATAGCTTCAATTGACTGTAGATTATTAAGATACTCGTAAGAAGTATAAGCGTTACGAAGGATAGAACGGCCACTTGGATCACCATTTATTGAGGTAGTGCGGTAATACAAGGACTTATTAAGTGGGATATAGTTCTTACTTGCCATAAGCCCGACTGATTGCTCAATACCTAGAACATCACCAGTCTTTTGATCTACGTCAAACTTATTTATAGTCCAAGGCGCACGGGCAGCAATCTTGCGTACACCAATACGTCCGTCTGTATATTTAGAATGTTTCTTGTCAGAACGCTCGTTAGGGCCAACACGTCTCTTGTAGATAACCTCAAACCAACCGAAGCCATACGACAGAAACGACAAGGCTTCAGCAATGTGGTCATCTAGTGTATGATCCATGTCATCAAGAACGCTCTTAACGAAGTCAGCTTCCGCTTTAGCTGCATCACTCTCGTCAACTGGGTTAACATGAAGGTCAACATCACGAAGGATTTGCTCAACAGAATACATAACAGCACCAACGGTACTATCATTGTCACGCATCTCACGATACTTGCGAATGGCTTTCTTGCCACGCAGTTCAGGGAGAAACTCATCAGCACGGATTTGACCGTTATGTGTGTTATCACCAGCTACACCAAGGGTTGCCTTAGCTTTGGCTTCTGAGAGCTTCTTAACCATGAGATAGGTTCCATTATTATTTCTGTGAAAGTCCCTTAGCACTTGAGTAAGCGAGGGTCAGTTTGGGTTTCGCATATCCGTTAAGTGAGAGGTCTGTAATTGCCCATACACAGGCATCAAGTCTATCTGGGGAACCAATCGACCCTAGTGGTTCCCATGTTCTCATTTGTGTTTCTAATTCGTTCAACGAAGACCCATCAGGGGGATTAGCTACATGCTTTACCAACCCACGTTCATACAATGCTGATACAGGTTCAGCCCTAGCAAACTTACCACGAGAAGCTCTAACAGCTTTGTATGGTACACTAGGGTCTTCTCCGTGAATAGTCTGTTTGACCATATCACCACCTTGGTTAACCTCCGCTACAATACGGTCAGCTTCATATTGGTGATATAGTTGAATAGCTTTAGCTGCCCAACCCTGTGGTGATAACCTATCGGTATAATCTCCGAGGACATAAGCGATACCGTTAATGTCAATACCTGCGACAATAATACCCGTCATGTCACTCTCAGCGTTAGAGGTAACAGCGGGATCAAGTGCAACGACAATACGGGAAAGGTCTGGGACTGCCTCATGTTTAACTGAACAGTCATCTAGCATAACTGTAGTCCACAAGGCTCCTTGAGCTTCTTCTAGGACTTCAGCATAAAGCTCTTGTCTACCTAGTCTAGTCCCTTCGTATTGCTCTTTAACAGCAGTGAGGTATGTTGTAGCTAGGTTGGCTGAGTTATCAAAGGTACTACCAGAGGTAACTACAGTCTTAGGGTCTTTGAGTATCTGACGAATAAGTTTAGTTGGCTTAGGGGTAGTCGTAACCATAATCCTTGGGTGTCTACCCAGACGCATACAAAACTGTAGCATCTGCCAAGTGTCCATGTCCTTGTTCCAAGCAGCAGTCTCATCACACCATGCTAACTCAAACTGTGGACCACGGAGACGCTCAGGTTCCTCAGCGGAGAAGAACTGTACTTGCGCTCCATTCTCCCATGTAAGTGTACGCTTAGTTGGAGACCACTCAGGGAACCCCATCTTCTTACCTTTGTAAGTTCTATCGTTCTTCCAGCATACCGATAGGAAACCAGATTCACCTTTGACCATAACCCGTTCAATATCTGAGTTAGTAGAAGCTACAGCAGCTATACGCTTGACACCACGTTTAACATTCTCTCGTACCCACTCTACACCAGAACGAGTTTTACCAAATCCACGACCTGCATTAATAAACCAAACATTCCAATCGGGATCGTTAGGCTCAAGCTGGTTATCCCTCGCCCAAAACATCCAGTCATGCTTAAGTTCCTCAGTCTTGAGTGGCCCTAGTTGATCGAAGATGTCCTTAACTTTACTCTGAGGTAATCCTCTAAGAGCATCGGCAGTTATCATTCTCGCAGGTACAGGTTGTTTCTTCTTCGGGGGCATCTGTGTTGTATCCAAGTAACGACATAAGTGTAGCAGTAGCACTCTCGTCTAGTTCAGGGTCAGTCTCTTGCTCAACTTCAATGTTAGTCTGTGTTGGACTCCAGCCACCTTTAGATCGTAGGAATAACTCTTGTGATTTGAAGTCACCATCTAAGGCTTGGTCTATGACCTTCTTACCGACAGCACCATTGATCTTCGCTCGTTCCATCTCAATGAACGACCCATAGATTTTGTACATAGTGGATAAAGACTTTGGGGCATCCTGTAGGTGTTGCATTGAGGCAATCATTTGACGAATACCAATGCCACCTTGGATACAGTCCAAGATGTGCTTCTCTACTAATTTACTGTAGGGTAGTGCTGCGATCATAACGATAGTCTCCGCCCTACGGGCTATTAACGACAAGATTAGGGTAACTTAAGTGGGTAGTCGATATTACCACCTACTGTCAATCGGCAAGAACCTTGCAACGTAAGTTATATCTATGGGAACATACTTCTTGGTTTAACTAGTAGGGGTAATTCTTGAGGGGAGTAACTATAGTTATGACTTACGTTATATAGCTTAGTAGTATAAATCGTAGTGGTAATAATTTACGTTAAAACTTAAGTTACTCTCTCTCTCATATTACTATAGGGATATATTTCAGAATATTATTCACTTTATTTTCACTTTTTGTCAACTATTTTACAATCGATTGTTTTACAACAAAAGTATTTTCTGTTTTTTGTCGTATTTTCGTGAGTAATGTTACCGTTTTGTAACAATTTGTGATGACGTAAGCGGATTTCCGCCGATATATACCTTCGTGGGTACTCCAGATATAACGCCCGTTTGAACGTGGTGGGTAGGGCAAAAGTAATTTTTGGTTTTGGATTCATGTGTGGTTAACGCCCCATCGAGCATGATTCGCCCGTAATGTCAAGGGTCCCAAGCAAAAATGTGATCAAATGTTACAAAAACGTGCAAAACTGTAATAAAACGTGAGTAAACAAAAGAAAAACTTGACAGAGGATAAGGGCTGCGCCCACATCTCGCAAGTGATTCGCCAGTCTGAAACTGCGCCTCATTAACTGAACGCCCGTTCAATTCCATGGGTTAAACGATTGACAAAAAGACAAAAGCCCCACAAAAGCGGGGCCAATGTTAAAGCGTGGGATGTACCTTAGAAAACGTGCGGCTCTATCTCGAATTGATAGCGGGAGTCGTGCCGCCGTTCCAATACCGCTAGTTTATCGAGTGCCTCAGATTTACTAGAGGTTGCATAGTAGTGTTGGCGCTTGCCACAAGCGATAATATAGACTCGCCACTCCATTATATGAATCCCGCTAATACAAAGGCGCTCTTTACCGTGTTAGTGTCGCAGCACTCGCACCAGCCCTTGCTCATGTCCGGTTCCATGTCGGTTGTATAATCACACTCGGGATTCATACATATGGCGGGGACGCTATCCACCAGCCCTATAGATTCAAACATATCCATAGGACTAGCGTGGCCCTCATATTCTGCTAACAGATTCAATTTATCGTTAATCATTATTCATCTCCCCAATCTTTAAAGTTACCCGCTGACTCGTTGTCATAATAGCCTAAGTAATATTCCTTCACTTGTGACAATGTCATCTCGCCTTTCTCCACACAATATCCCTTGTAAGTACCATTGGGCCAGTAGTGGGGAGACAATGGGCGGCCATAGTATGAGTCAGCCGCGCCTCTATCGTATGGGCTACCATGTTTCCTTGTGTCGCTATTCATTGGACTAATTCCTTTGCTTTACGTTTACTTGCGCCATGCGCCACGATTGCCACGGATTTTGCTTTCACGCTATTGCCGCCGCATAACTTACATGCAGCACAAGTGGCACGATTGCCCGCCTCATCACTAGCAGGACACAAGACCTCTTTGCCTTTGATAATCTGGGCAAGGTCACTGATAACGCGAAACGTGCGTTCGCCCTTGTCCCATGCGCTATGGGCTTGTGCGGCATTGTCGGCGCTTGTCATGATCTTATGAGGCATAGGATTGATAGGGTTATGCGTATATGCGGTAACATAATCAGACTTGGCAATGAGCGACTCCCATATGTATTCTGGAACGGCGGCTGGGTCGCCATAACTACCCAAACGAACGCCGCGCTTGTTACCTATTGCAGCAATGGCATAGTGGCCGTTGGCGGTATCGTATGCGCCGCGCTTGTAGGCTTTATAGACGCCATTGGGTGCAAACAATAGATTGACATAACAAGTCCGGTCTTTTGCCCATCCCGTTTCCTTGTCGCTGGGCTTTCCCTTGTGGGGGCAATCGCCACAAATAGCGGTATCTGCGCCAGTCCGACTCGCGGTAATTGGATCAATGTCAGAACGTAGAATCCACGTTTGCACCATGTCGCCTGTTTTGCGATTGCCAGACTTTACTTGTGCGATTGCGACGATTGGCGACCCGTCAATTAGGCTAGGGCCGTCATAAATGATAAATGAGCGATTCATATTAGTTTCCCCCAAATGTAAAGTTATAGCCGCCGATATTAGGGATAAAGATTCCAATATCGTTTTGATAGGCGTAGCCATATTTTGCGAAGACATAGGCAATAAGCGCAACCGATAAAACGGCGTTTAATTGAAATATGCGCTTTGCAATATGGTTTAGGCGTTGAGTCTTGCGGCGTTTAGCTAGTATTGGGCGGCGGTTATATATGCGAGTTGTCATTTTGTCGGTTCCTTTTATCGGGGTTGGGGTTGGTTGGTTTAGTCGTTGTTGTGCAGGTAATGATCCAAGGCATTAAGAACAGGATTCTTAAGCTCACTTTCCACAAGAGCTTTGCAATGGTTAAAGTCTCTTGATTCATAGCCTAGAGTCTCGCGCAAGTGTGTCAAAACAAGCTGCGAAACTTCAAAAGCTAATTTGTCAATTTTTTGGTCGTATTCTTTGGGCGTTAAATTAGGCATTGTTTAGATTCCTTGTGTCAGTGTTTCGATAAGGAATCATTATGGGATAAACCGGGCGCTTGCAAGCAATATCATATAGAAAAAGAAATTATTGTCGCATTTAGGGGCTTGACTCGCGTAGAGCGCGGGGAATCACTTTTATGGGTCAGAGTGACCGAGATTCAAAACGTGCTTAAAACGGGCTTATATTGAGTTTCAGACCCTATGGACTCTATTGCCGAATCGCTGTAAATAATGGGGGATGCCTAATCAAAACTTAGCTATGCGTTTTTTGCATACCTATGTCAATTTTTGCATACCTCATCAGCCATGACGTTAGCGCATATCTATGTCAATTTTTGCATACCTCAGAAGCTGGGGGAACGAATCATGAACAAAAAACTTAAAGGAATATGAAAGAGTCAATAGTATTTTTCCGCTTGACAGATTCGTTGCAAAAATGTCACGTTGCAAGAATGTCACGTTGTAAAAATACCACAGTCGATTGTATGCCAAAGTATACGCAAGTATACAATTGTATACCATCGTATACGTTAATCGCATACCATCGCATACCATCGTATACGTTAGCATACCGTCGTATACCATCGCATACCATTGTATACATATGCAAGTATTCATATATAAGCATATTTACATATAAACATATATTGATATTCGAATATAAGAATATGTGGATATACGAATGTACCCCCACCGGTGGAAAATGACCGTACCCCCTCCAGTGGAAAATGACCCCACCAGTGGAAAATGAGAGTCACCCCACCAGTGGAAATAATTCTGTTGACCCCACCGAGGGAATTATGTAAGGTGATTCTAAATTACCCCGGCAGTGGAAATAAGGAGAAGACAAATGGAAAATATCTTAGCAGAGCTTAAGGCAATCATGCAAGACGCACATGAAGCGTCAGCCCGTGCAGGTGAATATAAGATGGACATTGATCGTGGCATAAACGTGAACCACACACCTGAGTATGACACCTCTGTCACCAAGCAAGACAAGATCAACAGCCTGTTCGAGTATCTCACTGACGCAAAGCATGACATGGATCGTGTGCAAGAGAGCCTGAAAGACATCCACAATAAACTTGACGATCTTCTTGAGTTAGTGGAGTATGAGAATATAGCAAAGGAGATTCGCTAATGGAAGTTCGTGAGACATACTATGAAGTTTACCTTGACGGAACCTTGTACCACGAGGGGACATTAGAAAGTTGCACAGAATATGCACTACATGCCCTTGACGATGATTGTGCTGAGGTCTATAAGGTAACTGTAACAGAAGAGAAGGTGGCAGTATAATGGCAAAAGTAAACGGACTGTTCCAAGATGCAGAAGAGGAAGCGTTTGATCGTTACACTCACATCATGGTCGATGCTGACGTTGAGATGATGTACCACTGTGGTGAGGTAGCATCGTTCAGGATTGAGAATATCCCATGCTTATGGACGTGGGATGAAACCTCCAGAGAGGCCGCTGAGTATTGGGCCGTATGGGATTACGTTGGAGCTAACTTTACATTCGACTGGATGTCGATTAAATCGTGGTCAGGATCACCACTTAAAAACAAGGAAGACGCATGACACATTTCGCAATATCAACAGAAGTAAATGGCATCTTGATGCAGCTAAAGTTACCCTTGATGTCCAAGGCACAAGCTGATAAACATGCAAGTACACTAAGATCACTAACTGATTCGCCCATATATGTAATCAACACTAAAGCGGAGTAAATCACATGACCATGAACAAAACAACAGTAAGAGACATCGTGAAGGCCCGTGGCACTAAGTTCGCCACAGTTAAGTTCATCAAGAAGGATGGAACTGAGCGTACCGTAAACGGTCTCTTCCGTCCAGCGTCACACATCATTGGCAATGCCAAGGGTCGTGTCATCAGTGAGACCATGAAGGCTAACGGGTATGTGCCTATCTATTCTGTCGCTGAGAGTAGCTGGAAGTGCTTCCATGAAGATGCAGTTGTAGAGATCGTATGACACCCCTCATGTGTCTAGCAGCGGCGGTATTCTTTGAAAGCCGTAGTGAACCTCTGGAAGGACAGAGGGCCGTTGCTAATGTCGTAATGACTAGGGTAGAATCACCCCGTTGGCCCGACGAAATCTGTGCCGTTGTCTTCCAACACAAACAGTTCTCGTTCACCCACGATGGAAAATCTGATGACTACCGTAAGTACAACAGCAACGTCTTCGACAGGCAAGCCATTGATATAGCTGAGACTATAGCTAAGTCAGTGCTAAAAGGTGATCGCATAGGCTTGACTTCTACCCACTATCATACTACCTATGTGTCACCATATTGGGCCAAAAGTTACCACCGAGATGGTCGCATTGGCACACACGTTTTTTACACAGCACCCGAAGGGAAATGAGAATGTTTAACATGACACTTGAGCAACACTTGGAAGAGATGGGTATCCGTCCCAAGTCAATCATCCGTGAGCTAGAGGATATAGTTGATACACGGCTGGAGTATTTAGCGAAGGGTTACTTCAATGACCCCCGCAATGGAAATAATGAGGTGCCGTTCTAATGATTGAAGTTACATATATTGACCACATGGGTAATGACTTATCTGTCGTTAACGCAGCACGGGTATCCTTTGGTAAGACCAGCGAAATGGAGGATGATGCGTGGGGTCCACCCAAGCTCAAAGATAAAGATGCAAAGCTGATCCGTTACCTTGCCAAGCACAAGCACATCAGTCCATTCGGTCACTGCTTCGCCAGCTTCCACATCAAGGCTCCGATCTTTGTAGCACGTCAACTTGTGAAGCATAAGTTCTTACGTTGGAACGAGATCAGCCGTAGGTACGTTGACGAGGAACCTGAGTTCTATGTACCTGATGCGTGGCGTGGGCGTAGTGCTGACAAGAAGCAAGGGTCTGAGGGTATCGTTCATACCGATTCTGAACCTGAGTTTGTAAATCACACAGCCTTACGGGTGTATAAAGAGATGTTAGAGGAGGGTGTAGCACCAGAGCAAGCCCGTATGGTACTACCACAGTCCACCATGACTGAGTGGTATTGGAGCGGATCACTTGATGCCTTTGCTGATATGTGTCGCCTACGGTGTAAGTCTGACACACAACTAGAAACACGAATGGTAGCTAATGGCATCAGTAATAAGATGCTTGAGTTGTTCCCTGTATCATGGTGGGAGCTGAAAGATGAGTGAGTATATAAATGAACCCGTCAAGATAACTGACATAACAGAGCATGAGGATGGTAGTGCTACACTACAGGTAGAGTGTGACCCAAAGACATTCGCTGCTATCTTTAACGTAGGCTTTGTGTCGTTGATTAAAGCTGGATTGTACTGGGAGACAGATAATGACTGACCAGTGGGAGAGAGATAGCTGGGATTACTGTAGTGGTAGATATATCAGACCTATGACTGAGGAAGAACGTAAGGCATCTAAGGATCGTGATAAGGTTAACAAGTGGCGCAAGTGTGTCAGTTGTGGCAATGCAAGTAGAGGCACATGGTGTAGCTTCTGTCTGGAGGAAGAATGATTAAAAGTGAATGGAAGAGACTTGTGAAAGAGCATGAAGACTTTAAGGAGAGCGTAATGGCAGAACATACAGCAGACATCGTGAATGAACCTAAGCACTACGCACGATGGGTCATTGAGCCTATCACATACATCATGCGTAATGGCTTTGAGTTCTGGCGTGGGAATATCATTAAGTATGCCAGTCGTGCAGGATACAAGATGTACGAGGGTATGGACGAAGTACAGAGCGAGATCACAGACCTTGAGAAGGTCATACGCTATGCACAGATGCGTATCAATCAACTGGAGGGTAAAGACAAGCTATGACCAAAGAAGAGATAAAGCAACTTATTAGGGCGTTAGAGAAGTCTGAGGATGTAACAGTTGAGGAAGCTGTGTATCTGATCCGAAAGAGACAACGAGAGCTAGAAAACTTGGAGGTAGAGTATGAGCTTAACTGGGCATGAGATACTAGAGATGTGTGAGCGTGTGGCAAACAGGTTTAACTCACCGTCACACCGTGATGACATAGTGCAAGAGGGTGTACTCAAGTGTTACGAGATATTAGCTGACGATGATGACGTGCATCCAGCACATTTATACAGGGAAGCTAAGAGACGTATGCACGATTACATAAACATTGATGTGTTACCTGTTGCAGTACCAGCACACAATATAACCCGTAGACTTACCCGTGATATAAACGACAAAGCCAAAGGTGATATGTCTGAAACTGGACATAAGTGGCTAAAAGTTATTTTGTCGTCAACATCTGGTCAATACAGTGAGGAATACGGAGCTTCAAGCAGAGAGCATGTCTCTAGGTATGAAGCTAAAGAGCTTGCAAGTTATGTCATAAAGATTGCCCGTGAAAAATTAACGAGAGAAGAACTGGAGGTTATCGAAATGAGGTATTTTGGTGATATGACACAAGATGATGTTGCTAGAGTTACTGGAAACAACCAGACTTGGGTATTTCGTAGGGAGGAATCAGCTCTACGAAAGTTAAGAAAGTTCGTACTGTAACAATTCGTGATGAATAATATCTCAAGATATATCCCTATAAGTAAGTGTAGGGGTTACTTAAGTTACTAACTATAGTTATTTACTCTAGTAGTTATATAACATTAGTTATAACTATAGTTACTAGAACTTGTCGTTAAATAAGGAGGGCCGTATGTCCGAACATGGATCAAAACCTTGCCCGTATCCGTCATGTGGTTCTTCTGACGCCTTTAGTTGGAACACTGATGGATTTGGTAAGTGTCACTCTTGTGACAGAGGATACCCATCAAAAGAACGAATGTTTGATTGGGCTAAAGACAGATACCCCGTCAGTGGAAATAAGGATTATGATATGAATGTAACAAACTTTACCCCGAAGCGTATAGAAGACGTTGGTGAGGGTAGCTACACAAACATGCGTGGCATCAACAGTAAGACGATGGAGGACTTCGGTGTTCTAACGTATGGTGATCGTCAGGAGTATGTGTACCCCAGCGGGGGAATTAAGGTTCGTAAGCTAGACGAGAAGGGCTTCTACGCTAAGTCTGGTTTCAAGGGTGATGAACTATTCGGTATGAACTTCTTTACCGCAGGTAGTTCTAAGATGGTTACGATCACTGAGGGTGAACTAGACGCTCTCTCAGTGGCACAAATACTAAAGAGTGGGTACACTAACCCTGTTGTGTCGTTACCCTCTGCTACGCCCTCTAAGAAGCTATGGGAGAACTGTGCGGATTGGCTAGGTAGTTTCGAGAAGATCATCTTGTCGGTTGATAATGATGACGCTGGTAATGCTCTTGCTGACCGTATAGCAAAGCTGTTCCCCAACAAAGTCTATCGTGTTGACCATCGACCATACAAAGATGCTAACGAGTTTCTACAGGCTGGTAAAGCTGCTGACTTCAAGAGTGCATGGTGGAACGCCCGTAAGTTCACACCTGAGAATGTGATGAACAGCACACAGGACTTCTTGTCGTTGTACAAGGATACACCTGAGCATCAGTATGTACCTACAGGAATCCAAGCACTAGACGATAAGATACTTGGTCTCATGCAGGGTCACTTCACGGTAATCAAAGCACCCACAGGTATCGGCAAGACGGAGATCATGCGGTTCCTTGAGTACAATATGTTACAGCGTGAGGTTCCTATCGCTGCATGGCACTTGGAGGAAACCAAGCTACGATCCTTGTTAGGTCTTGTGTCTTACCAGTGTAATGACAATCTGACACGCAGGGACTTGATCGAAGAGAAGGGCGCAGAGGATCAGGTGATTAAAGCCATTGGTGATCTAACGAAGGATGAGAACTTCTATCAGTTCTACCTTAGTGATGGACAAGGTGCTGAAGACCTGATCGACCAGATACGTTACTTCGCTGTAGCCTGTGGTGTTAAGTTTGTATTCTTTGAGCCTATCCAAGATGTGCTTGTGGGTTCATCAGATGAGAGCAAAGAGCAAATGCTGGCTGATCTATCGGTACGACTATCGAAGCTGTCTGCTGAGTTAAACGTGGGTATCGTAACTATCGCCCACACTAACGATGATGGTCAGATGAAATACTGTCGTATGATCGGTCAACGTGCATCAGTCATCATTGATCTTAAGCGTGACAAAGAATCTGACGATTTACAGGAGCGTAACACAACGTATCTATCTATCGAAAAGAACCGACCTTGCTCAGAAGAAGGTAATGCAGGGATGATGCGGTTTAATACAGATACGTTTACATTAAGTGAGGTATAGCATGATTGAAGTTAAGATTACAGGTTTCCAAATAGACAAGGCGAAGGCTTTAGCTCAAGAGCTTGGACAATTAAACAACTCTATAACAAGGGGTCAAGGGAACTTGGCTGGTTTTATAGGAGAGGTCATCGTTGCAGATATTACAGGTTCCTCTCACACCAACACTTACGACTATGACCTGATTCTGCCAAGTGGAAAAACTGTAGATGTAAAGACAAAGCGAACTAACTACCCACCTCAAGAAAACTATGATTGCAGTGTCGCAGAATTTAACACGAAACAGAGGTGCGACTATTATGCCTTCGTAAGGGTTAAGAACGACTTGTCTAAGGCTTGGATACTTGGCTTTTATGAAAAGCAACTGTATTTTCAAGACGCAAAGTTTCATAAGAAGGGTGAATACGATCCTGACAACGGATTTACCTTTAAGGCGAACTGTTACAACATTAAAATATCAGACTTGATGGGATGCCCATAATGACAACAGTATATGACATTGAAACAGACGGTCTATTAGATGAGTTGACCAAGATTCATGTCTTGTCTTATTCAGATGATGGTAAGACGGTACATCATACGCATGACTACGATGAAATGCGTGAGTTCTTTACTACACGCAAGGCACTTGTAGGTCACAATCATGTCCGCTTTGATATACCAGCGGTGGAAAAGGTTCTGGGCATTGAGGTAAAGGCTCGTTTGATCGACACTCTAGCGTTATCTTGGTATCTACACCATGATCGTATGAAGCATGGGCTTGAGGGCTACGGAGAGGACTATGGAGTGCCTAAGCCTGTAATCAAGGATTGGAACAGTCTAACGCCAGAAGACTATGCTCACAGGTGTGATGAGGATGTCAAGATCAACAATCGTCTATGGCGTGACTTAGACCTTAAACTCAACAAGCTGTACCAAGACCCAACTGAGAAGGATCGTCTGATCGACTATCTTACATTCAAGCTAGACTGCGCTAGGGAACAGGAAGCCCTACGGTGGAAATTGGATGTGGATAAAGCTCAAGCAGCCTACGATGAAATCATGGCACTCAAGGTAGAAAAGGTTGAGCAACTGGCAGATGCTATGCCACGCAAGACACTAACTCGTATGGCCTCACGACCAAAGGTCATGCACAAGAAAGACGGTAGCTTATCCTCTCATGGTGAGAAGTGGGTAGACCTGTGTAAGGAGTACAAACAACCAGAGACAACTATGCAGTTTGTCGTTAAGACAGGCGAAGAGCGTGGGAACCCTAACTCTAACGATCAGGTCAAGGACTGGCTCTATTCGTTAGGTTGGAAACCACGGACATATAAATTCCTAAGAGATAAGGTGACAGGTGATGAACGACAAATCGAACAAGTTAGAAAGAACGGGGAGCTATGCAGAAGTGTCAAAGAGCTTGCAGAGGTTGACCAAGCTGTTGATCTTCTCGACGGCCTTACTGTCCTTACTCACCGTGCTGGTATTCTTAAGAGCTTCCTAGAGTGCCACAAGGATGGTTGGCTAGAGGCTAGTGTCGCTGGTCTAACGAATACCTTTCGGTTCAAGCACTACCGACCACTGGTTAACCTACCGGGTGTAGACAAGCCATACGGTGATGTAATCCGTGGGTGTCTGACGTGTCCTGATGGTTACATTCTGTCTGGTGCTGACATGACATCACTGGAGGATACAACCAAACGGCACTACATGAAACCACTAGACCCTGACTACGTTGAGGCCATGAGCCGTGAAGGTTTTGATCCTCACTTAGACTTGGCTCTACACGCTGGTGTTATCACTCAAGATGACATCGACAAGCACAATTCTGGAGAGCGTTCACTAAAAGCCCTCCGTAAGAATTACAAGGTGGTTAACTATAGTGCTACATACGGTGTAGGAGCGCCTAAGCTGGCCCGTGAGACAGGCATGAGTAAGTCTGAAGCCAAGACCCTGCTAGAAGCCTTCTGGTCTCGTAACTGGGCCATTGAGAAGGTAGCAAGCACGTTGCGTGTCCGTGAGTTGTTCAACGGCATGTGGCTTAAGAACCCTGTGTCTGGATTTTGGCATAGCTTACGCAGCGACAAAGATCGTTTCAGTACGCTAAACCAAAGTACAGGGGTCTACTGTTTCGACAGTTGGGTTAAGGAATGTCGTGGCATGGGACTAGAGACTATCGGTCAGTTCCACGATGAGATTATCGTATTAACAAAAGAGGGAGACGAAGATAAGACGGAGAACATTATGCAGATGAGCATAAACAACGTAAATGACGCAATAAATCTTAACGTACCACTAGGGACAGACGTACAATTTGGGAAGACTTACGCTGATATTCACTAATGTAAAATAAAAGTAAAAATAGTGAATAAAATTCTCAAATATATCCCTATAGTATATTACCAGTGCTGCAAACCAGCAGCTTAAACAGAGGAAGACTAAGATGGCTAAACACACAATGGACATGGTTCTTGAGTACCCGAAGGTGTTTGAAGATAACCGAGACATGGGCGGAGATGGAAATAACGCTGCAAAGAAAGCTGCAAGGCATAACGGTCAGTACGTTGTTAACGCATACTTCACCAGCGAAGAGCAGATAGAGGAACTGCTTGAAGCTGGGATGCAACCTAAACCAATGGGCAACGACCGAGTAAAGGAGGGCAATAGTTTTGGGATTGGTAAGTTCGTTAAGTTAACACGGATGCACGATCACAAGATGATATTCAGTGATAAGAACGGGAAGGAGACTGAGGTAGACTTTGGTGGTTCGCCAAAGGTAGTCAACCTCACTAACGGGGTCGAGAACAAGACTTGGTGGTCGTTAGAAGAAGATGGAGCGTTAGGTAACGGTACACGGGCTAAAGTCCAATTCGAGACCTACTCCAAGGGCGCTGGGCTACGGCTGATTGCTCTTGGTATCACTGACCACGTTGCCTACGAAGGCGGTGGTTCAACCGAAGACGACGAACTATTTATGGTGGATTAAACATGCGGGTGAATATAGACTTTTACTACGACAAGGAAGAGGATGGCATCGAAGGTTCTTCAAGCGCATCACGAGATGGTGTCTTCGATCTCTACACAATGTCTCAGTTTCTAGCTGATGCTATGCGAGGCGCAGGTTACAGTTATGTAACTGACGTAGGGTTCGAGAAGGACGATGGTACAGTCACCTTCGGGGAGATGTAAGTGAGCAAAGGCAAAGTTCTAATCGACGGTGACATCATAGCCTATCGTGCAGCCTTTGCCACTCAAGACCTTACTGAAAGAGATGCGGAAGAGAAGGTTGATGACCTCATTGAGTACATCTTAGATCAGACCATTGATCTTCCCTTCCCGTCTCCAGAGGATTACGAAACGTACCTAACTGGCAAGACAAACTTTCGACATGACATTGCTAAATCCCACCCGTACAAGGGAAATAGGAGTGCATCAGAAAAGCCAGAACACTTAGGTGCGACACGAGAGCATATGGTTAATAACTGGGGTGCTGTCGTTAGTGTCAACGAAGAGGCTGATGATCTAATATCAAAGGGGGCGGCAGAAACAGGTTATAACTGTGTTGTTGCATCTGTTGATAAAGATATGCTACAGCTTCCTTGTTGGCACTTTAACTTCGTAAAAGGTGAGTGGACTAAGGTTGACGAGTGGTCAGGTATCAAGTTCTTCTATACGCAAATCCTAACGGGTGACGCTGCTGATAACATAAAGGGTCTACATCGTGTGGGGCCAAAGACATCAGAGAAGATGCTGGCACATTGTGAAACAGAAGAAGACCTCTGGGAAACGTGTGTTAAGGCTTACGATGGCGACACAGAGAGGGTGATAGAAAATGCGAGGTTACTATGGCTA